AACAAGTGAAACAAATCGCTGACGTGGAAGCCAAGAAAGTAGTCAAGGCCCACGAAAAGAAGATGCATCCCGGCGCAAAGAAGTTTGCCAAGGGCGGCGTAACAAATGAAATGTTGGTTAAGAACGGCCGCAATATGGCCCGTGTAATCAATCAACGTGGCTCAGGCCGAGGTGGTTAATATGGCTAAATTCAGCAAAAAAGTAATGGGCAAAGAAGTTGGTCAAGCCAACGTCTACGCAGAACCCCACACCATGACTGGTAAAGTCGTGAAGCCAGAAAACGTAATGGGTACAGGTTATCCTGAAGAAGCCAAAACTACGGGAATTAAAGTTCGTGGTACAGGTGCCGCAACTAAGGGGCTCTACGCAAGAGGTCCAATGGCGTAATTATGGGTACTCCGGTTGCTATTTACAAAATTGTTAATGCCATAGATGGCAAGATATATATTGGGCAATCGGTAAATCCAATTCAACGCGCAAAAAGACATTTTTGGAAAAATAATGGTTGCATAAAGCTCGGGAATGCAATTGCAAAATATGGAAAAGAAAACTTTGTTTTTTCTATTTTATGTTGGTGTGATGATAAATCAGATGCTAACGAGGTTGAAACTTTGTTAATTTCTTTGGGTGATACTTGTAACAATGGATATAATATTACCCCGGGTGGATTTGGAACCGGGTCTGGAGAAGACAATCCATTTTTTGGAAAAAAGCATAGTGACAAAAATAAAGAAATGCTTTCTAAAATTAAAATGGGAAAGCCGTTGTCAAAAGAAACTAGGGAAAAAATTGCAAATGCGAACCGAACCCGCACAATGTCGGAGGCGACAAAAGAAAAATTGCGGGCAAGGCCAAAATCACAGTTGTGCAGCGAGCGCACGGCTGAAGCAAATAGAAAACGTGTTTGGAGCGATGAGTCAAAAGCAAAGTTGATTGCACACAATACGGGTAAAAAGATGTCTGAAGAAACAAAAGCTAAAATTGCAGCAGCAAATAAATTAAGAGTTTGGACTCCAGAGTCTAGAGCTAAACTTTCAGCATCTAAAACAAAGGTGATGGCATGAACTATGCCGAGCTGGTCGTAGCCGTTTCAGATTACTGTGAGAACACGTTTCCCACGGTAGATATGAACACGCTCATCCGTCAGGCTGAGCAGCGCATCTACAACTCAGTTCAACTTGCCAACTTAAGAAGAAACGTGACGGGTACATTTACCCTTAACAACAAATACCTTTCTTGCCCGACTGATTTTCTTTCTGTTTACTCCATTGCGGTCATCAAGCAAAACGGCGACTATTTGTATTTATTGAATAAAGACGTAAACTTTATTCGGGAGGCGTATCCAAGTGCATCAGATACAGGACTACCTAAACACTATGCGATCTTTGGTCCACAATATACAAATGAGGCCGAGCTTTCTTTTATTGTTGGGCCAACCCCGGACTATTCTTACGCTACAGAACTACACTACTATTATTATCCCGAGTCTATAGTCACCGCAGGGACGACTTGGCTTGGTGATAACTTTGACTCCGCTCTACTTAACGGTACGATGGTTGAGGCCATTACCTACATGAAGGGTGAGGCAGATATGGTCAAGTTGTACATGGACCGCTATGCTCAGTCTATGGTCTTGTTGAAGAACTTGGGCGACGCAAAACAACGCATGGATGCGTACCGTGACGGTCAGGTTCGCAACCCTGTTATTTAGAATGTAACGTTTCATTATGATTGTCCAAGGCCAAACCACCAGCTTCAAAGCCGAGTTGTATCAGGGAGTTCACAACCTCCTGACCGACACGCTGAAGATCGCCTTGTACACGGCGCTGGCAGATCTCAATGAAAACACGACCGTCTACTCTACGGCCAATGAAGTTGTTGGAACTGGGTATACCGCTGGCGGAAAAACGTTAACAGGCGTGACTATTGGTACTTCTGGTTCGATAGCCTACGTTAATTTTAGTAACGTGGTGTGGACTCCTGCATCATTTACGACCCGTTGTGCATTGATTTACAACAGTTCCAAAGGAAACAAGTCTATTGCGGTACTTGATTTTGGATCTGACAAAACTGCAACAAATACATTTACAATCACTATGCCAGCCAATACGGCTACTTCTGCTTTAATTCGCACGTCTTAAGAGGACAGATATGAACCAAACCGAAACAATCCAAGCAACCGATAGCGCATCTGTGTGCATCGAGCGCCTGTCTTCTTTGAACGAAGAGTCAAAGCTCACAGGGTATTTCCACGTAGAGTGTCTAGGCCCAGACGGTCAAGTCAAGTGGACTGATACTTTTAAGAATCAAGTGACTACTGTTGGTGCCAACTTCATGTTGAACCAAACTTTTACAGGTTCTAGCTATACAGCCGCTTGGTATCTTGGTCTGGTGACTGGTCCCGGCGCAGGTAATACTTATCTCGCCGCCAACACTATGGCATCTCACGCTGGCTGGCTTGAGAGCACCGCTTACTCAAATGCTACACGTCCCGTGATGGCGTTTAGTGCCGCTTCTGCCGGTGCTATTTCCACCTCTGCTGCCGTGTCTTTTAACATCAACGCTACCGCCACGATTGCCGGTGCGTTTGTAACGACCGACAACACCAAGGGCGGAACGACCGGTACTTTGTACTCGGCTAAAAACTTTACTGGCGGAGATCGTGCCGTAGCATCGGGCGACATCTTGAATGTCAGCTATACAACTACTATCACGGTGTAATCATGGCAGCATCATTTAAACTTGGACAAGTCGTTAAACTGGTTCAGACAACCCCCGTTGGTCCTGTTAAGCAATTGGCCGTAGATCAGAATGGAAACATCTCCTATTTGATCGAATGGAAAGACAGCGAAGGCAGAGCACAGCAACGGTGGTTTAAAGAATCTGAACTTGCTGCGGCGTAATCATGGCCGCCGGATGGGGATCTGGCTCTTGGGGTCAAGTAGGCTGGGGGATGTCTTTATATGAAGAGTCCTCTAGCGAAACCTCGTCCGTCTCCGATTCGGTAACCAACGTACTTAATGCCGCTGCCAGCATAGCAGAAACCGTATCCATAGTAGATAGCATCACGTCTCAGGGTGCGTTTAATGTAAGCGTAGACGAGACTGTGGCGGGATCAGATACACCCGTTTCTACGGTTGTATTCCAAAACCAGATAGCAGAGACTCAAGCGGCTTCGGATTCTTTTACAAATACTCTAAATGCTGCTGCTTCGATAAGCGAAACTTCTACATTAAATGACTCATTAACAAGTCAATTGACCTTAGTTGGATCCATTAGTGAGTCACAGGCGGCTGCTGATACAATTAGCGCAGGAGCGGTTTTAACTGGTTCTATATCAGAGACTCAGGCGGCAGCAGATTCTGTTGACACGACGGCCACAATAAACGTAGATGTGTCAGAAACTACAACAGTTTTTGACCAAGTGAGCACTATTGTGATCAGAACTGGTCAGGTGGATGAGGTTATTTCTGCGGCAGATTTGACTACAAACACATTAAATGCTATAGCTTCTATTGCTGAAAATGTGGTTTTAGGCGATAATTTTGTCAATTCGCTTGTGGCTTTTGTGAATATTTCAGAGGCCGTAGCTGCTACTGACGCATTTGATGCACGTTTTTACTGGGAGCCAATTGATGATTCCCAAACGACGACTTGGAATAACATAAACGATACACAAACGCCGGGATGGACAGAAGTAAATGATGTACAGTCACCGAATTGGACGCCAGTAGTGGCTTGAGGATAAAACATGGCATACACAACTTTATTGGGATTGTCTTTACCTACCACGGGAACCTTGGCTGGAACTTGGGGTGACGAGGTAAACAATGCCATCACCTCTCTTTTAGATACCGCAGTAGCTGGTACGACAACTCTTAACACTGACGCAGATGTGACGTTGACCACCACAACTGGTGCAGCCAACCAAGCTCGTCAGGCTATTATCAACTGGACGGCAAACGGTACTGTTACCAGAAACATCACTGCTCCCGCCCAATCAAAGATCTATGTCGTGCGTAACGCAACAGCGGGTACACAAAACATAGTTATACGTGGCGCTGGTCCTACGACTGGTGTTACAATACCCCCCGGGATTACTGCGTTGGTGGCGTGGAATGGAACTGATTTCGTGTCTATTGCACAAGGCCCGGGAGTGAGTGGCGGAACTTTTTAACTGGAGAGAAGTATGGCGAGAACGATGTCCAAATCATTGGACCGTGTGGGTGTATCTGCACCAATGCAGATTAATGTAAACATCACACCAGTCAATGTAAGCGTGGCGGTAATTTTGAGCGAAGATGCGATTCTGACCTATACGGTAGAGCACATCTACGAGAACATCTGGACCCCCGATAGCGACCCGAATCCTACTTATTTTCCATTTCTTGTCGATAAAAATGTATCGGCAGATGGATATTACGCATTCCCTATTACGGGAATTCGTCTCAGGATAACGGCGTATGTACAAGGAACTGCGACGTTAAAGGTAATCCAAGCCGGTACGAAGTGACATGGCTGACAGTTACATTGGCTCTACTACGAAGAGCGCCATATACGGACGAGTGTATGGAACGGCGGGCGCAAGCAGTGATACAATCATTGCGAAGAGATATGTTTTCACGGAACCTCATATTCTTTGGCTAGTGACACATAACTTAAACACAAAGAACTTTACAATAGGGCTTCAAGATTCCGACGGTAGAGAGTTTTTTGCAGGGGTTGAGGCCTTAGACAACAACCAGTTTCTAGTTAGAATGACCGAGCCGACAAGCGGATCAGTTAATGCGATATTCTTTGTTTAAGGCTTTTATGACGTTTGAAATTATCATCCCCAAGAAAGATCTTCACCTATCAGCTTATATGAAAGCTCATGGGGCTGTTCTAAAAAACTACAAGAACGGAACTTTTTATTTTGAAAGTGATGTACCAGAATTAGAATGGCGGGTCAAACATGCGGGCTCAGATGCTCTCCGTGTTGACCAAGAACTTCTTGCTTTAAAGCGATTTGTGGTATAAAATTTTTTAAGCGTGAGTCGCGTCGAGAACAGATTTATATAAATCATTTAACACTTAATTTTGGAGTATGACTCATGGCTAATTTCCCAGTATTTCACGGCATTACGCTTGCGGCTAATGCCTACGTAGAAAACCTCAACCTCGAAATCTTATCTGCCGACCCCAGCCCCGTTGCTGCTGGTCGCGTATGGTTCAACTCTACTGACAAAGTAGTTCGTTATTCTTCTTTAAACGGCTCTGGCGCTGTTGTTGTTCGCACCATCAAGGACGCTGAGTCTGCTGCTACTGAGTTGGCCGCTGTTCAAGCATCTGTTGCCGCTGAAGCTGCTCGCGCTACTGCCGCTGAAGGCGTTCTGACTTCTAGCGTTGCCGCCGAGGTTACACGCGCTACTGCTGCTGAAGCTGCTCTGAATTCTAAAATTGACCAGACTAAAGCTGACCTGCTCGGCGGTATCCCTCCTGCTTTGTTGGACACCATCACAGAATTAGCTGCTGCTCTGGAAAACAACCCAGACATCATCAATGTGTTGGAAGGCATGATTGCCGCAACTCAAGCTGAAGTTGACGCCGAAGAAGTTCGCGCCGCTGCTGCTGAGACTGCTCTGTCTGGCCGCATCACTACTGAAGTTTCTGATCGCCAAGCCGCTGTTAGCGCAGAAGCCTCTACCCGCGCCTCTGCTGATACAGCTTTGGATGGCCGTATTACCAGCTTGGAAGCACAGTCCAGCGGCAAGATCGGTAACCTGAACAACCTGAACACCAGCTACAAGTCTGACTTGGTTGGCGCTATCAACGAAGTTAACTCTGGCTTGGCTAGCGAAATCTCTCGTGCCCAAGGCGCTGAGCAGACCCTGACTACCGACCTGGCTGCTGAAGTTACCCGCGCTACTGGCGTGGAAGCTGGCTTGCGTACAGACCTGACTGCCGAAACTGCTGCACGTACCGCTGCTGTTTCCGCTGAAGCTACTGCTCGCGCCGCTGGTGATGCTACTAACGCAACCGCAATTGCTACCGAGAAGTCACGCGCTGAAGGCGTTGAGGCTGGCCTCCGCACCGATCTGACTGCTGAAATTGCTCGTGCCCAAGCTGCTGAGCAAACCAACGCTACTGCAATCGCCACTGAGAAATCACGTGCCGAAGGCGTGGAAGCTGGTCTGCGTTCTGATCTGTCTGCTGAGATCACCAACCGCCAAACAGCCGTTAGCGACGAAGCTACCGCTCGTGCCGCTGCTGACGCATCGTTGCGCACTGACCTGAACACAGAAATTGCTGCACGTCAGTCTGGCGACCAAACTAACGCCACTGCGATTGCTACTGAAAAGAGCCGCGCAGAAGGTGTTGAAGCTGGTCTGCGTACCGACTTAACAACTGAGATTGCTGACCGCCAAGCTGCCGTTTCTGCTGAAGCCACAGCCCGCGCTGCTGCCGATACAGCCGAAGCATCTGCCCGTTCTGCCGCTGACGCTTCCCTGCGTAGCGACCTGAACAGCGAAATCAGCCGCGCTCAAGCTGCTGAAGTTGCTTTGGGTGGCCGTATTGACACAGAAATCTCTGACCGTC